CAGGCGAATCCGTGCCGCTGCAATACAGCCACATGTAACTGGTCTGTTTGTCTTCTTTCACCACTTTAACCATGGTTTCATCGCCGTGCAGCACCGGTTGCTGTAGCAACACTTCGTGCAGCCTGTCATAGAGCGGCTTAAATAAACTGGCGCAGCGGATCACCCAATCCGCCATGGTCTGCCTGCTCAGTGCGATACCATATTGTTTGAACAGGCTTTCCTGCCGATACAGCGGTAAGCCATATTGATATTTACTNTGATGCCGCGCGCGAAAACCTAGCTTGAATTGCGCGAAAACTGAGAATTATTACGTTTTTAGTATTTTAAAGCCTCTTTCAAATGCTAAAACAGCCCTGTTATTGTTTTAGTAGGTAGGGTCGTTCTCGATTTTACAAATCGCTTGTGATTTTATAATCGAGTTTAGTTCTAGTTGATTACTTCTTACTAATTTAAGCTCCTTCAGCGCCTTGTTGTGTTCTTCACTGAATAATTCATAAGCTTTGTGCGGTATGTTGATTTCTGACTTTATGGCATAGATACTGATGCCCGCTGAAAGTATCATAGAAGCTATTGATATGCAGATAGCCGCCATAGCTTTTCTATTGGCATCTTTTGAGGATTGTCTAGCTTCTTTAAGCTCTACATATTCCAAATACCTAAAGTGATCTTCTGCACTTGCGAATATTTTTACATTAGGGTTGTTGTATGAAGTGTAGAATGAGGTGTGATTATGGAATAACACAGATTTATGGTCTATCAGCAGAACTAATTGCTTTTTCTCAGTATCATTTAGTCGAACATGCTCACATAGCTCTTGGAAATTGAACTCTGTTTGCTTTGTTGCCCACTCTAGTACTCGTATCATAAGGTTATCATCATTCATTTTTATTCCCAGCAGCTCCTTATTTCTAGTTAATGAACTTTAAACGATTGGCGCTTCTTCTCACAATAAAGTTTATAGAATTAATTATCTCAAACCTCTACCTCACTATACGGCAAGTCCGGCGCTTGCCCTGTAATGCGATCATTCTCTATATACACTGAACCTGACTGAACACTGTCACCCAGTACGCGGCTGGTTGTGCCGTCGCTGTGCTCTACAGTAGTTGTACCATCATTATTCACGGTTAATACCTTAACTATACTGCGCTGTGTGCCGGAGAGTACTGAACCGAGTCTGTTTAGTGTGTTAGACATTGCGTACCGCCTGAATTGTTTGATTTACCATAATCGCGCCTTGGTTACTGATACTGGCGGAGATAGCCAGTGAGTCCACGGTTGCTTTGTATAGCTTGTCTTCGAACCTTACACCTAATAACATGCCTGGTCTGATTGGTGGCAGGTCTTGCTTTAGCTTGGTGCGAATGGTTGCGGTTCGTTTGTTACCACTCCTGGCAAGTTCGCATGTGCCACGTTGGCGTGCAGCCTGCACATCGGTGATCAGATTATCCACAATGTCGCGAGCGTAATCTGTTGCAGGAGTGCCTTGGCGCTTGATTTTACATGCTACGCCTTGCTGCTCACCTCTTACAAAAACAACGTTGTGCTCAGGCTGAATGGAGTCTCGTGTATTGTGCTCTAGTATTAGGGCATCATTGAGAATGACATCAGGCGTTGCTTGCTCTGTGCTCCACGGGTTAACTGGCCACTCAGGCACAACTGAGACGGTTCTGGTTGTGTCGTTAATGTCCAATATCGCGCCAATACTGCTGGCTACTTTTAGTAGTGCAGCCGCTGGCGTCAATCCTCGATACGAAAACGCCCCCTCAGGGATTGGATAATCAATCATTTTGTTGTCTAACGTCCAGCCTGTGTTTTCTAAAATGTCAGCCATGATACCTGCGAGCGTCTTATCTACGGTGTTTACGTAATTACGCTCCCGCTGATACGGTGCAGCCAGCTCTGCGAATCGAGAACGTATCGATGCGCTGTAACTATTAGAACTAAATCGATTGCTTGTACTGGGTTGCTCGCAAATCACCACAAACTCGTAGCCATTAATGACTAGCTTTAACTGTTGGCCAATCGCACGCTCCATATCAATTCTGCTGCAAAACTTGATGTTGCCCGTTGCAGCAAACTGGCCACGTTGCCATGTGCAGGTGATATTGTTGATTAGAATTTTTAAATCATCACTTAGTCGATTGCAGCTGATTGAAGGTTGCATGATGTAATATCTCTGTATCTGTGGCTCTATTGGAATTTTTGAATCAATGGGGGGAATGTCATCATCTGAGCGAACTGGCCCACCAGGTAAGCCCCAATAGCAAACCTTTTCATAGGGAGACACTCTGAGTTTAACTTTGCCTATCTGCGGGCTAGCATTCAGCGCGTTATCAAATCGCACAATTACACGGCCTTTTTGAGGATGCTTTACTCGGTAGCAAATATATGCGCGTTCACTCGGCCCGTAATGGATGCGAAGTGCGGTTTCATGTTGCGATGCTTCCCGCCATATTTGAATTGTTTCAAATTGCTCAATTGCACCAGTGCTCCATTTTTGGACGTATTCATACATGATGGTTGGCATTTTATTAAACCAATTAATTGATGTTTGGCTCTCACTCGTCACCGGTTGAGCATACCAGCGTTGGTTCACATCAATATGCAGGGTGTCAGCGTTAGCCCAACCCAAAGAAAGAACGGTTTCATTTGAGCCAGAATTGCCGTATTGCAGTGCAGCCAGCACCTCAAAATTTAGATTGTTCGAGTACCCTATATCCCAAAATGCAGCAACCTCTTTATCTTCAACAGGGGGTGGAGTCGTACCATTAAAATCCAATATAATTGGGCTGATACTTCTCGACCTTGGCCTATAAAATTCAATTACTATCAATTGATGGCTCTCGAACGGCAGGCTCTACATTATCAACAACCACTGCGGCGTAGGTATTGGACAGATCGATACCCAGCACAATCAAAGGCTCTGGTGACTGACAAACAAAATCAAACGAGTTGTTAGTAGCCATAGTTTGCCCAGTCTTCGTCATAGTTGAGCGGGTGATAAACTGTATCAGTTGTCGAGCACCTTCAGGGCTACTACCTTCAACACTTCCTCTGACTTCTAGAACACTGAAGTTTGTATCTAATAACAGACTGTGCTTAGTTTGATGCGGTATTACTATGCTCATAGTATCGGCCACCGAGAATTATTAAAGTATAGATAGCCGCCTTCTATCTGAAATACAGATGACTGCTCCCTAGATGAATGTACGGCAAATTCCAAATCCGGAAATGTGCCAATGACCTCATTACCCGAGTACAACCCAATGTTTGTCCATACATTCCAAAGAACTTGTCTTCCAAGGTTAAGTTGGATAGAACTTGGCCATACTGACGTAAGTACATCATTAGTCATCGTGTTTGGGTTTGTTTTGATTGGGATTTTTGTTTTTACAACAAGCGGTGTGACACCTGAACCCCTATTAGATAAAAACTGCAATTCGTCATGGTCTAGCCAATTGGGGTTGGCTGCCAAGCAAATATAGAGATCATCAAAAGTCGCGCAATTTAGTTTCCCTATTACAGAAACCATTGAGTAACTGTTGTTTAGGTCTGCTTGCAGGAGGTAGGCAGTTTCCGTATTGGCCAGCAGCACCCATTTATTAGAACGTTTATCGATACTTTGGTTGGAATAACTTTTTTCAGGAATACGTATATGCCAATCAGCATAACTATGTGATGACACAGGTGTTTCTATATCTGTCCACGCATCAATAGCACCAAGCAAGGCGGCTGAGTCTCGTAAATAGGTGTTTCGGCCATCATCATAGATTAAATAATACCACTTGTTGCTTGCAGGGCTAATGATTAGGTTACTGAAGTTGTCGCTATGTTCGTGCAATTGCCAACCAGCACTAGGTTTACCGTCGTAGCCATTAACCAAGCATTTTAATAGTAGGTTTGCTAGCGAACCTTTACTTGCCGACAGTGCAGGTGCACCTACATCGTCCCACTTATACATTTGAAATGCCATTAGTCTTTACTCCCTCTAAATCCAAGCGTGGATTTGTCGTATTTAATTTCGGTGTGTCCGGGGCTAACCGAACGCGTGACCATAATTGGTTTGCCTGCTGTGGTGGTTTCAAATAGGAATGCTTCGCCCGGATTCAATCCAGACCCTAATGCTTCTTTGCGTAGAACAAAAAATGGTGAGCCTGCATTGGCATTAATGGGCGTGCAGTCGCTGGTAATGTCGCCGTTATAAATGGTGCCTACATGCTCGCCCACAACATAAAACGCAGTAGTGCTGGTAAATACAATGGCCCAGCGCTGGGCAATGGTGCCGAGGTTGCTCAGCTCAATTGGGTATTGTGTGGTGTTGATTGCACTCGATGCCGGAGAGCCAAAATCACCAAAGTTATTTTGCCAGGCTGAGAGTGTCCGTTCATCTTTGGTCAGCGCTTGTAAGTCGCCGAGCACATAGGCGCTAGAAACGGTTGCGCCAACGTCATATGTTCTTTTCAGTGGCGAGAGTATTTTGAGCGTGTCGCCGTCGATTGCATCCACCAAAACCAGCTCACTGAGCACTACTGTTATGATGAACGGGCCAGAAAAGTTGCTAATACCTTCTTTGATTGTGACTTTGCCTGTGGCCTTGTCATAGCTGTAATTGTCATCATTGGCGCTATAGAGCGATAGCCCCTCATTATCAACAATATCTACCCAGTTAGCGTCAACGGTTACCGTTAACTCTTGGCCATTACTCAGTGTTGCGTGTTGGGTTCGGTTACGGTCTTGCACGCACACAAGATTAAACTCATGAAATATTGGCACATAGCCGCCTTCTGGGAGCTTGCTGCGGTCAATGCCGCCAGGTGGGCTAGGCACATTGATAATGGTGAGTTCATCATAATCATAGGTGATAGATTCCTGCACCATATCTACCGCAAACACCAGTGAAACCGTGCCATTACTACTTACCGAGCCAGATATATTAGTACCTGTGATGTTGCCATTGTCATCGCTAGATGCACTATATTCAGTGCCAGCCTCAGACGTTGCACGAATATAAATACTATTGCGAGCAAATGATTGAGACGGTAACGCAAATTCGATTTCTCGCAGTGAAAGTGGTTTTAACTGAATTAACGCGCCCAGCTCTTCGCTTACCGTCCCGCTATAATCGATTGGCTCTAACTCAGTAATTACGCCTGTATCATAATCAATCGTCGCGATAATATAGCCAGAATGAATAAATCGACCACTACCATCATCCGTGATTATTTGGCTAGAGCCGGATTTTTTTAGCTTAACCGTCCCTTTAACAATGGTTTCTGTCGCACCTAATGTGATGTTTTGACTTGAGGCAAATGAATGAAACCTAAAATCCAGCTTTGATAAGTAGTAGATCCAAAGAAAGTATCCGCTAGGCAAATATCTTCCTTCGTACGCTTCCCCTGATACCACCGTGCCGTTGATGGTGTGCTGCTTCCAAAGAGAAAACCACGAATGCTCGCGCACAACAACTCTCGTGTAATCAAGCAATAAGTCTGGGATATCAATACTAAACTCACTGAGGTTGCCAAATGACTCAATCGTTTTGTATCGATAGCCCGTTACATCGCTATCGCTGTCCAGCTGTGGTCTAAGCCCTTGTTTAGACTGAGTGCGGGTAACACTTGGCGCTAAGGAGCGCTGCAAGTCCCGCACTCTTAGATGTAGCTCACCGCTTTGATATGGCGATGTTAAGTGGCTCAATCCGTGGTACTTGGTCGTGCTGGCAGTCATAAGCTCCAACATATCTTCAAGCAGTGAATCGTCTCGTAAATTTGGAGACTCAACCAACAGTGTGTGAACCAAAGGATCTTCTGGTTGGTCGGCAATAAATACATGGGCCTTAGATAATTTTGTTGCGTCATCAGTTGCAACAGCGGGGTAAAGTTTTACAAGATCAAAGGCGCTGCGCGCATGGTCTACGTCGCTGATTGAGCTAAACACATCGTTCAACTTACCGCTTATCACCGCGTTGTTGGTGCGGTGGCCACCTGCATTGGGTGCGCTGCCGAGCCGCTGGGGTTTGAATATCTTTAAATGACTTCTTAGCATCTTTATACCACTTTTAATCTAAGCGTTATGTTTTCAAAAAAATCAGGTGCTGCATCCGAGTAATAACTGACGGCGCTGCCCGTGACAGGCTTTTGGCTGTGGTCCCAAACCACGGTGTATACCGTGCCACGGATCGATATATCAAACGCGGTTAGCGTGGTTCGGCTATGGTCAAATAGCGCGATGTAGCTATTCGCTGCCTCCAGCACACTTTCAATCGTGATAGGCCGACCAGGTAGCAGCGTTTTTTCAATATGGGGCGCGCCGTTAATGGCGAGTTCCGTTTGCTCAGCAACGGCTTGATAATCGTGCTCATCTGTCCACACTGCGTGTGGTAGTTCTATGGCGTTAATTACTATCATTGGGCGTTACTCAATTGTTCAAGTTCGTCTAAAAGCTGGTCTCGAATGGTGGTGTATAGTTCGGCGGTGTTGCCACTGGGTAATTTGAGTTCCAGCACAATGCGCTTACCGGATTGCTGGCCTGTCAGTAGGGTTAGCAATTTATCAAGTTTGCCATTAACAGCATCACTCAGCGGTGGGCTATTGTTTGGCCTAGTCGGCACAGGGCTTGGGCTGTAATACTCAGTGTTTTCACGCGGTGTGATTGTGTTTGAGCGTGTGGGATTACGTTTGGCACTGGCAACTTGTTTGAGCGATTCACGCTGGCGGTCAATTAAATCTCGTAATGCGCGCTTTTGTTCGCCATCGATATAAACGAGCTGTTTAAATATCCGGTCATAGATTTTGGATAGCTCTGACGTTGATGTAGACGCGTTAATTGCACGCTCAAACTGCGCGTACTGTTGCTGCTGCATTTTCTCGCGCTCGCGACGGGCGCGCTCAGCGATGACTTCAGCACTTTCAAAGCGGTATGCCGCACCGCGCCCAGTTTCGTACTTTTCCTGATAGTCCACTATCTGCTCAACCGTTGGGCGGTTGCGGTTTTGGTAGTTACTCATGCTGGTTGCAGCACGATTTGCACTTTGGCTTACACGCTCTAACTCTTCTTTTTGTTGACGCAGGCTTTTTAGAGACCGCTCATTGGCCTTTGTAGCATCTTCAGTTGCGCGGGTTCCTCGCTTGGTTGCATCCGTTGCATTGTCCTGTGCATCTTTAAAATCGCCGAGTAGGTCATTCACCACAGATAAAATATTACTTATCCGTTCCTTTTTGTGTTGGTAGTCTTCAGCGGTTAATGCGCCTACCTTGTATTGTTGATTGACTTGTTCAAGCTCTTGCTCAAGTTTGCGTTGCTCAACATTTAGCCCTTGTAGATTTTTAGTTTCTAGCTCTCGCACCCGCGCCAAATCGGTTTCCTGTTCGACCACCAATCCAGTCTGACGGTTTAGTGCCGCCTGTGCTTTGGCTTTTTGCTCCGCTGAGGCTGTAGAGCTGTCTAGGATTTTTTTATTGTTTTCCATTGCAGCGCGGGTGCTGGCTAACACACTGGCAAACTTTGCTGTAGCGGTACTATTTTCATCTGTTGCAGGCTTCAGCTTATTTGCTGCATTAACCAGTTTGTCCAGCTCTGCGGTTAAACCTAGTGCGGCCGCTGCGGCTTGCACGGACGCAGGCACAGTTTGGTCTGTGGCGTTGGCAGCTTCAACGGCTGCTTTGGCCCACTTCAAAAATGCTTGTTGTTGCATCGCAACTGGTTCGTTGCTTTGTTGGAGTAGTTCAAACGCTCCTTGTAATTTAGTAGCCGTTTGAGTGAGCGCATCAGCACTGGTGATACCTAGTTCTTTATAGGCTTTTTTTACATCACCTGCGAGATATGCTTGGCGCGCTAATGATTCGTTGTGGCTTTCGAACTTAGCTTTTAATGAATCCAGTAAAACTAACTGCTGGCTATACTCAGCCCCTGCGCCAGCGAGTGCAGTTCGTGCAGACTCAATGGATTGGATAAAACCATCAACACCAGCGCGCACACCATTTAGGTTTTGCGCCTGGTGCTCTAAAGTTTCTATTACACGTAATGCCTCTGGAATTGTGAGCCTAAGTAATTCTTGGCGCTTACGCTCTTCTTCAGCGGCAATGCGTGTGGCTTCAGCGAGTGCTTCGGCTTTCCGTGCTGCGTTTTCATAGGCTCCGGTGGTTTCATTCATGACCAGCGTGCCAGCAGCCACGGCGGCTTCCACTTCTTCTAAACTGGTAACAAGAATGCCTGTGGTTGAGCTTATTAACTCAAGCTCGCCTTTTAACTTGGCAGCTTGTAACTCGGCATTGCGCTGACTTTCCGCGACGCCTGCTTCAGCAACTTTTAAATTTTGATACTCACCAATCAGGTTAATAACCTCATTGGTTAGCGCTAAATACACACCGCCTCGGGCAATCACACCAGCCACATTGCGCCAGCGGTTTGCAGCAACGGTCGCAGCATTGGTGGCCGTCGTCGCTGCGGTTACGGCTGCTCTATAGGTAACAAATGCCCGGGTGGCACTCACAGCACCTGCCACAACACTGCTAAAGTACGAGCCGATTTTAAGGGCCAGCCACGCTTTGGCTACAAATCCTATTTCTTCGCGGTATTCATATAAGGTGCTTATGGTGTCTTTTATCGCTGTGCCGGTTGCCACAATGGTGTCGCTGATTGACTGCGCCCATTCTTGCAATCGGCCATCAGCTGCCATTGCTGCGAACTCTTTGTTTAGTTCGCCAATCTGGCCCTTGAGCCAATCCATTGCACCAGACTTAGCAATGAGGTTATAAAACTGCTCCAAGTTGTCTTTTGCGTTAGAGACCTGGCCGCTAAATAGTGCCATTTGTGCCGCTGCACTGCCTGTGCTGGTTCTGCCCATTTCGTCAATCAGCTGCTTGATAACGTCACGGCCTAGCTGGCCTGCGCTACTTAACTTTTGTAGTTCCTGGACGTTCTTACCCGTGACCGTTTGCAGCATATCCCATACAGGAATACCACGTTCAACTAGCTGCAAAATCTCTTCACCTTGCAGTTTCTGTTTAGCCCAGGCTTGGCCAAGTGCGAGGCTTATCCCTTCAACTTCCTGATAACTACCACCGAGCTTTAAAGCGCTGTCTGTAATAGATTGCAGCGTGCCATCCATTGGGTCGAGGCCGAATGCCTTGAGCTTCACAAATGCTTGTGATACTTCACCGAGCTGAAGCGGTGTATTTTTAGTAAATTCAGTTATCCAGGCGCTGGCCTTTTCACCTTGGGCAATGCTGCCCATGAGACCATTCATTTGCACCTGGAGCTTTTCAAATTTATCGCCAGTCTCGAAGACCGAGCGAACGGCTTGGCCAACCTGGTCTAACCCAACATAGGCAGCAGCAACCGCCGCGATTTGGCTAGCGACGTTACCCAGACTTTCTGCATGGGCCTGTTGGGCAGCACTGCCATGTTTTAGGTCTTGTGTAAATCCATCAACGGCTTTACCTGCCTGGTTAAAGCGTCCAGCCAAGTTACGTTTAGCAATGCTTAGGTTGTTGGTATCGAGACCCGTTCTTTTTAGCTCTTGTTGCAGTGCATTGTGTTTGGTAGTTTGCTGCGTCAGCTCAGCCCGCATTTGCTGCAAGTCTCGCTCTGCAAGGTCAATGCCTCGGGCAAGTTCAACAAATGGCTTACTGGTGTCTTGTGCTTGTTTTTGTAATTGGTCGAGTGCGTGCGCGGCAGCAGCCGTGGCAATCTCTTGCTCTTCAAGCTCTCGCTTGGAGCGCTCAAAGGCACGGATAAGTTCTTGTTGATTGCCAAGGTCGTCTATTACATCCGCAAGCACGCCTGCTTTTTGGCTCGCATTCGTTATAGCTGTGCCGACCTGGTTTAAGTCGCCGCTCAGTACTTGCGTATTGCTCGCCGTGGTTTTCGCTTTATCTGAAACGCCTTGAAGAGACTCACCAAGCTTAGTGCTTGCGGTAGTTGACGACACTAAGTCATCGGCAAGTTCAGTTGATTGCTTACTCGTTTGCTTTGCAGCTTGGGCCGCCTCATCTAAATTCTGGCCGAGTTGGTCTGTGGCAGGTGCAGCATCATCTGCGCTTTGCTCAATACGGCGCAGCTCAGCAACTAACTGTTCAAGGTTTTGTTTGCCAGTGGCTTCAGCCACTATTCTTAATGCGAGCTGGAGTGTTTTATCTGCCATGCCATTTACTCAGTTTGAAATAGTAAAAAGGGGCCGAGGCCCCAACGGGAAAAGTGAGGGTTATGCGCTTATTTCGTCTACAACAAATGGGGCATCTTTTCCGGCCTTGACCTTGGCCGTACCCTCCAGCTCAGCACCAACGTATTCAGTACTTGCCAAGTCCAGCTCTGAGGTGGGTGACATTGAAACGTCGTAAATATCAAACTCCACCTGTTTACCGTTGGCTAGGTTCTCACCCTCACCAAATAGGCGCAGTCGTGATTGCGATTTCAATCCACCTTTGATGCGTTTGCCACTGCGGGCGTTGTATTGGCCAGTAAATGTCACTGCGCCGCCACTTTCTACAGCACCACCTGGTAATGCTCGGATCAGCCCCAGCGCAAAATTGACTTCATAATCAGTGTGCAGCGTCAACGGGGTTGCCCCTTGCTTTACGTCCATTCCAACTTCAGCAAAGTTTTTATGGCCAAGCTCCACCCACTTATGATCCGCAGGTAAAGTGACGGGCTTGTCCGTCAACTGCCCACTGGCATCGTTAATGGTTGCAACTTCACCCATCAAAGCTAATGCAACCAGCTCTGCTGGTTGGTCATCAAATGCCCAGCTGACGGTGGTGGGTTTAGCAATGCGTACATCGTCTAACGCTTGGCCATAGTCCGCCTTTTTATTCGATGTTCGTACTTTGGATTCAGCCTCAGTTTTAATGGCTAATTTTGTGGTATTGATTGGGCCAATCACGCCGCCATCAGGCTGGCCATTGGCATTAAGGCGCTGAACAAATACATTGCCAGCAATTAAGTAACCGTCACTCATTATCGGTTTCCTCTCATTCTCATTTGACAGGTAAAGGCCAGCGGGTAAAACGCATGGCCGCTTGTGTATCTTGGTTTGATTGGGGTGTTAACGCGCTGCCAAGGGCCAGCATCGCCAGTCATCTTTCCGGCAATGGCACGAATGGTAGCGGCAATGTTTTTGCCTGCGGTTTTGCTGCCTTTTCGCTCAGCTAAGATGACAAGCCAAGTTTGTTTTAACTGGGTGTTTGCTCCAGCGTGCGCGGTTTCTGCTAGCTGCTCGCCGTAGTAGAGATAAAACAAGCTCGGGGTATGATTGGTTTTGTCTATCTCGGCTAGATCGTCGAGTGCCTTAACGTGGCGTATGCCAGGTACAGCACTTAGGGCAGTTTCTAACAGTTGGCCCGCTGCTAAAAAGTCATCTTTAATTTCAAACATCAGATGAATCCCTTGGCTTTGTTGCGAGCAAATACGCTGCCTGCTGATTCCATCACGGCGGTGTCGTTAGTCTCCGCTTTATCACCTTGACTATCGATACCCAACGACACTGCGCCTGCATTCACCGCTTTTAAAAACTTCACTGCATCCATGTAGCGTTGGTGAATATGCTCTGGCGCGTTATCGCCGCTTAAAAAGTAGCGGGCAATATCACAACAAATGCGTACTAATGCCGTGGGTACAATGTTAAGTGGCAGCATGTAACGGCCAGAGAGATAAGCGTTTATCTCAGCTGTTGCATCTTCCAATGCTTGAGTGAGCACAGCCATATCCACTTCGCCAGGTGCGCTGTGCGAGCGCTCTGTCAGCAGCACCAGATCTTGGTGATTAAAGCGGTTTTGCATGTCTTCAGCGGCAGCGTAGGTCATGGCTTATTGCTCCACGTTCTTTAGGGCAGATTGGTAAACCTGCCATGCAGCATCACGCTGAGCAGCAGTTGGCTTTAGTTCACCAGTGACTGGCTCACCATTTTCATCATCACTGATTGAAATGGTTAGCTGCTCGACCGAAGGCTTTTTAGTGAACTGCTCAATGGCCATTACACCAATGAATGGGTGCAGATCTGGATCAACACCTGCAAGGTCAATTTCAACGCCCTCTACACTGGTACAAATACTTCCTGGCTCCATGTTTGGTGTCGTTGTTGTATCTTCACTCGCTTGAGCAATGCGCGACACCGCAAGGCGTGGATCTTTTTCCAAATTCTCCAGTTGTTCAATAGAGATTTTTTCTGCGGGGATGTTGTTTTCACCACTTTGCAAAGTGATCCTCGCTCGCCTATAGCCCGTGGGTTGTGAGTTATGGATCTTGATAAAAGCCAAACCAATGGCGCTAGCAATCTGAGTCTTTTCCATTTCATAGGTTCTCTCTAGAAGCTCTGGTGTGTAACTCACCAGAGCAATTAACTTACGGGTGAATTAGGCGTCTAAGTAGTCCGCTACGCAGAGCTTCAAGCGGCCTTTGAGTTCATTAGATGTGTTGTTTTCGATTTCGCGCTCAAGCAGTTTGGTTGCGACATCTTCAAGCTCTGGTGGCACAACCAATTTAGTCGGGCGAATACCAAGCTTGCGGCCACCGTCAGCTTTAAAAGTACGCATCTTTTTAATTGCGTCCCACAGGTTGTCGGCATTCAGGGCGCGTTTGTTCGCAAAGGCCAATTGCCAGAAACTAAAGCCAGCGGCATCACGACAATCTACGCCGTAACGGAATAGCTTTTTGGTGAACACGGCTTCGTCATCGACTTTGGTCATACTGACAAAAACGGGCTTCTTCCGTTCTTGGAATATGATTGGCTTAATGACTTTCGAGCCATCAATCACATACCAAATTGGCCCTGTATAAGTGCCGTCTTCAGCCATGTTGGCAACGCTTTCAACTGCGCCAGTACCGTCTGCTTTTTCGTAAACAGGGTGGTCAGTATCAAAATAATTTTGGCCGTCATAGCAAAGCGTGGTAAAACCCGCTCTAAGCAGCGGCCAGCAAACTTCATCCGGGTGAATGCCCGCTGAGCGTCCCATTTCTTGCATAAGTGGCGCATATACGCCTAGCTCATCATCTTCAATGTCGTTGCGGTCAACACTGACTGTGCCTTCAAAATCTTCATTCACAATCGTGTAGCCGTGGGCTTTCATGGATTCAAGCTGACGCTCTCCAACCCACTTTTTAAGTGCAGGGAACTTACCGAGCCAACCATATGTATTTGACTTAGTGTTGGAGCTGATCACCGTTGCTATTTCGGTATATTGCGGTTGTGCTTCACCAAGGCCATCTTGGAAGTTCTTTTTAAAGCCCGTTTGTAGGCTGGTTAATAATGCGGGAGTAATAATCGCCATTACTGGTCTTCCTCTTTCAGTGCTGCGTAATCTTTGTGGCTAATACCCAGTTGGTCAGCCGCGTATATATCCTCGGCAGACAAAGCAGCAACGCCTGTTTTGTCCTGCGTTGGTGTTGGGGTTGGTTTGGATTGCTGAGCGTTGAGCGCTGCAATAGGTTGTCGGCTATCTAACACCGCATTGAGGGCGGCAAGTCCGCTTTGCTCACCAAGTTGTTTGAGGTAATCAATCTCGGCGGCAATCACGCGGCCCTCAGCTTTGGCTTTATCAATAGCGGTTTCAATCGTCACCCCTTGGTGCTGGCTATTGAGTGCGGCCAGTTCGCCACGTAGTGCGTTGTGTACATCAACTGGCACAAACTTGGTTAAGTCCACTTTAGTATTCGACGTGGCTTGTTGAATTTGTGTGTTCAAGGCAGCAATTTGCTTGTCTTTACCTTCTGCGCCGTCGGCCTTGCTTTTCAGCTCGGTAATGGCCGCTTTGCCTTTTTCGATATGCTCGCTGGTAACATCACCGTCCACGGTAATGCCAAGCGCAGCGAGGAGTTGCTGGGCTTCGTTCATTGGGTTGGTTCCTGTGTTGTTTAATAGGTACTGGGAGTTCAAAACTGCCACTTCATCAAGCCCCGTTAAGGCAGGGTCATTGGTTAAAGCAACATGGAGTAGTACAAGGGGGCGACCTGTTTGCTTGTCGTAAAGAAAAACAGGGCTGACATAACGGTATTCTTTCGCGGTTAACGCGGCATACGCATTTTTAGTCCATTCAACGCTTCTGGCATAAACGCCTTCACCAGGCACATATTCCAGCGCATCAGGCTTAAACCAGCCTGACGCGGGTGCGGGCTGACCATTTTTTTCTTTGTGCAAAGTTTGGTGGTCGTAATCAAACAAGAAGTCTTTAGTGCGGGTAGTTGCAGCAAGTGAGAGTGAGTCAAATGCAGTGGCATCCATTAGCCACTTACGGCTAGGCACATCAAAGGGTCGACCGTCGGCGCTTTGAAACTCCCCATCAGGGATAATCAATACGCGCTCACTGACACCTTGCTCATTAGGCAAAGTAGCTAAATTACATATGGCTAAGCCAATATTTTGTGTTGTGGTGTTTGGCATACTCTGGCACTAAAACGTTTGTCTTGGTGCCAGTATGTGGATTAGGGCTGGAAGTGTATTTTAAACTGGATTAAAAAATTAAGCGTTTATTGTTTGTTAATTCTTGACTCTCGAACTTCTGCTTTTTGGCTAGACAGTTGCTGCTGATAAAGTTCGAGCCTTCGCCAACTTACACCTGCTGAGACGATTGCAATCACAAGCGCAATCGAAGATATATATAGGGCTTTCGTCGAGTTAGTCGAAGACACTAATTGTGCGTAAAACTTGCTTCCTTTTTCTGTTAAATCATATCTAATAAATATAAATACGATTTCTTCGGTGCCGCTGCTGCTAGTTATATTTCGTCTAGCTAGGGAGGATTTAATAAAGCCACTCGTTGTTAGAGTATCTAATATATAAAAAGCTTTTTGATAGGCCACATCTAATGAAGTCGTTCGTGCTTCAGCTTTGCTTACCGTGTCGCTTGCTTTTAAAAAAGAAATGAGATGTTTTCTGGCTTCCGGTACCTCAGAAAGCCTATAGTTAGTTTTTAGGATTTCAAATTCTGGGTGCTTTTTAAGGTAGCCAATCGCCTTTGAGATATCAAATCTTGTGAATGTGTCCGACATGTTTAAGCTTCCATCTAATTAAATGCTAAAGATTTTATCTAGCCAATCAAGGGGAATAATTGGAGATACTAGCAAAGTTCCAACCTTTTACTACTATTACTTTTGTACTGCGAGTGCAGGTTAAATAAAACTATAAAGACGGAGATTACCTTGATGAGTTTTGATAGCAACTTTGATGAATTGGCTTACCCTGAGCTTGTAACCATATCTGGTGTTGAATTTAAGGCAGCAAGGAATATGAGAAATGGTGAGGTGCACATTCCTTATACCGAGGAACCTGATGTTGGAATCGGGGATATAATCATTCAAAAATCAGGGCGAAGAGAGATAGAACTTAAAGTTCTAGATGTTTCTTTTAAGAAAGGTGGGACTCTAGGTGTTGGAACCAGTCATCCTAATATGCTTAATATGAAAGTTGAGAACGCCTCTGCTGCATCTCATACTCAAAGCCCAAGTTCATCAACGTTCAATATTGGGAGTATTACTGGCGAAAATTTTCAAGTTGGAAATGCTAATACACTATCTGTCAATGTAACCATTAAGGAATTAACCGAGAAAATTGCAAGTTGTGATGACGAAGAGGCGAAATCTTTTCTCAAAAAATTACTACAAAACAGCACGGTTGGAAGTTTAATTGGTGCGGGAGCTTCGAGCTTGTTGGGTTTACTATAAATGAAGAACGAGTCACCTTAATTTAGGCACTTTAGATATTGATGGAAACGTTTCGAAACGCCTTTAAAGCGCTTATCTGTTACAACAACACCCAACGCTAGCACTTGAACATGTAAAAACGCCTCAGAGGGCTTCTGAGGCGTTTTTTAGTTTTCGGTAAAATAGTCACTCAATACTGCCAGAATATCAGATTCCTCATCGGGGCTTACTCCCAGATATTGCCGCTGGTCTATCGCGGCAGGGCCAGGCGCCATTTCTGGCAAGCCGCCAAAATTATGAATAGCAGCATAAGGCTTGTTACTGCCAATCTGTGCCCAAAACGCGCCGCTGTCTGCGGCAATACTGGCAGCTAGCCCGCCAGCGCTTACTTGCAGCATTTGCCCACCAACACGTTTGGGGTTTTGTTTTAGGTAGGTTTCACTAAGCGCTGGCCATGCGATGCCTGTTACTGGGCTACGCTCTTCAGCAAAGGCGTCTTCCGTTGCGCCTTCCATAATGGCGGCTATCTCGTTCATTGGGTCACTGAGGTCATCAAAGCGCTGTGCGATTTGCTCAAGCGCCTTAGTTGCATCACCGCTTGTGAGTATTTCAATTCTAGTGGTCATATTGTAATCACCGAGCTGTTAGGTAATAATTGTTTGTGGTGGTAGTGTTTCCAATGGGTAACGGTTATATGCTTTTGCAGCGTATATTATATGAGTTCGAGTCTCATCCTATCACCACACCTCATACTGACCACTAGTAACAGCTGCTGTTATGTCGTTTTTACTCACTTTGAATACATTTATCATTTGCTCAAGCACTTCACCTCGGTAGTTAAATTCCACCACAACTTTAGTGGCCTCATCTCCGCGCAGAATCACCAGAAGCATGTTGCCTTTCATAGTGTCCCAGTAAACATTAGCCTTACCACCGTTTATCCAAGAGCTTAACGCAGTGTACTCGCTTAACGTTAGTGTTTTGCCTGACTTTTGGTGCTTTTCACTGTGCGCATGAGCCAGAGCGCGCTCAGATAAAATCAAAGTACGGGCCGCATCAATGCCCTTATCTTTAAGCTTTTGGTTTATGTCATCACCTAAAAAGCTCACCACCGTTTTATGTTGCGGCCGTGGGCCAAACGCTCTAAGCCCAGCAGTATCGCCAGCAAGTTTTGCTGCTTGATATTGCTCTATGCGCTCAATGCTTTTACGTGTCCACAACTCAAATGCTTTAGCCCGTTCATCACTATTGTTGAGTGCCTGAATGGTTTCAGCACGTAGCTGTACATTTTCGACCTTACCTAATTTTTGTGCCACGGCCACGTCAGTGCCAAAGGCCGATTGGCCAGGCGAATAGGCCCAGCCCACATCTGGCGTCATCACATCACCACTAGGCAGTTTAATCCTAGCGTGCTCAGTGGTTTTAACTTCGCCAGATTCGCGGCTCACAATCTCTGCATCAAATTGCTGTACATAGCCGCTACCGTCCTCTACGGTTAAGCCACGCGCTTTTACTTGCTCTGCCGTGAGCGCACGAACGCGACAGCGACAACCCCAGCCATTGGGCGGGAATATGGTTTGCCAAATGGGGTCGTCAAACCTAAACACCTTGCCATGCAGCAGCCTATGTTCAGGCCGTGTCTGTGCATCATCAATAGCAACATACTGCCAATACGGATGCGTTTTACTACGAGCCAGCATGCGGCGATAGCGGCCACTCATATAGGCGGTTTGTAGATTGGTGCGATAAATATTGTTTAAGCGGTAGGGGCTACCCAGCTGGATTTCATCACCTTGCTCATTCTTGGTTTTGCCCCACCAACCCAATCGCTGAAGCTCAGGCGTTAGCTGCTCTCTAAATTGTTTTGCCGTTAAACCCTCAGCAATAGCGGAGTCTACTTTTTTACGTATCGCCTCTAGTACTTCCATGCTCTGCACCCGCGCTACAGTAAACGCCTTGGCGTGCGCTGTAGTCAGCACATCGTGCCACTCATCGCTTATCGCATAACCTTTAGATTTAAAGTAAGCCACCGCATCCGTAGGCGGTTTATTAAAGGCAATACTGAGATCAATCATTGATCATGCCCCAAATCTCACTCACAAAAATCAGCTTGGTGAGCATTTCGGTCAGTTGGTCTTGTTCGATTGTGGGATAAAGCTCGGCAAGCTCAATAGCGGCTAACTCTTCGCTTTGGTTAAGTTTGTCCAAAAGTGGTTGCAGCGTTGATTTGTACTCTTCGCGCATATCGCCACTGGTGATTGCATAAATGGCAGTATCTAGCTCTGTTTGCGTGCTGCGTGTTTGGTATTCCGCATTAAGTGCGGCCACTGCTGTATTGAGTGCCGCTGGGTTATTGCCTGGCATCGGCTCGGTTGGCATTTCCAATACCGCTTCGCCTTCGCCTGGTTCAGGTATGTTCAAACGCTCATGAACCCATGTTTTAGGGATCTGCATTCCAAGGCTCACTAGCGAGCGCAGTGGGAAAGCCAGATCGCGCATCTCATCACTAGTCGAGGTATCAAACTCAAAACGTGGCAACCGGCGATTACCGTTGTACGATTTACCATTCAGCGCGTACATAGGGTAGATCACATCGCGGTTTATGGTCTGCTCAAGCTGGTGCAAGTCGCTAAGGGTAATATCCTCTTTCACTTCTTGGTGGACACTACCAAGGGCGTTTGTGCTGGTTTTACCGTCCGCTTGGCTTGTTAGCGTGCCACCTAACACCGCTTTAGACTGAGTTAGTTCACACCACCGGATCATACTTTCAAACGGATCTGCCTGGCCGTTAGCTGCACTTTGAAAATCAATTTCCATTCCCCGTGGAATGATCCCGCCAGCGTTATGGCCAATCGCCATCACGGCACGCAGGAGGGTAGCTTTCTCAGCATCGGTTGCACCGCTTGGGTACTTACCCACGCGTACAGGCAAACCATAGATCTCTAAAAACTCCGCTAAGTCTCGTACGCTAAAATTCTTAAATAGGAATGGCCAAGCAAGTACGGAGAGCAATCCAGCCCTATGGACATAACCCGATTTTGATTTATGAATATGCAGCGCCCAACCAAATGGGTTGAGGGCTTCGCCTTCGTCGCTGCTGTCATTCAGCATAATGCGGTTAAAGTCGTTGGGGTGGGTTTTAAATATGTTTTGGTCTCGGTATGCGTAACCTGTGATCAGCTGCTGCTTCTCGATGTAGTCCCATTGCAACTCGTTGGCACAAAAGCCTTTTAGCATGGCGTCGGTTAAATCAAATTTAAAATCCGTAAACCAAGTCGCGTCCTCTAAGACCTCGGCGATCATTTCTGCGTCGCGCTTTTCAGCGGTTGAGGCATTACGTGGGGGCTTTATCTTCCAATCAAACCCAAGCACAGCACGGCGACGCTTACCCAGTTCGCAGCTTATGTGGCCGTCTTTGTCCTCAACATCTTTGGCCAAGTCGGCCATCGCAGCCAAATTGCCTTCTTCCGCTTCTTTTAGCAAGCTGGCCAGCTTTGCAGGGGTTAGTCCTTGCGTTGGGTGTTCAGCATATTGCCTAAGCAACATGCCCACTTGGGCATTTTCTTCGGTTTGATTTTTGTCTAGTTTATTAACTGATAGCGGATCGCCATTAATGTCTACTAGCATAGTTATACTCGCAAAATAGGTTTGATTGATACCACGTATACATCGAGGTCAAGGGTGTAGCGTTCAGCAGCTTCATAGGTGGGAGCCTCAATATCTATAAAGCCGCCAACGGTGGTAAAGATGTACTCGAACTTGATACGCCAGCGCATTACCAGCACCCCGCGCCCTGAAAGCTGCCTAGGTCGTCGTAGTTAAAGTCGTTGCTACCGCTCTTGCTTGGTAGCGGGGTGAACTCAATGGCGCTGCCATCCATCTCCACAGCGCGTACTAGCATTGCTATACTCACAGCGCTATCGCCGTGGCGCTTCTCGCCAGAGGTATCGGTAGTCTTGCCTTTATCTATTTGTGCTATGCCATCTTTGAGTTTGATTTGACCGAGGTCGTCTAACACATCCTGGTCTTTGGGGAGCGAGATGTTATTCATCTCGAAATAGTCTTTTAGTTTCGGCATCCATTCTCTGTACCACGCTTGTGATAAATGCACACAATCCACCATTTCAGTGCCGTACTTGAGCATGGCCGCCTCAGCCAGATAGCCACCGTTACCTGTAGCGTCAAAGGCAAGGCCACGCAAGCGCGGTAAGCGCTCGGTAATGTAAAACATGATCTGGCGTTGCTGATCATAGGTGACGTTGCGCAGCTCCACAATAAATGGCACTAACAGGCGGGTGTCTTGCGCTATCTCGCCCACACTAAACACAGACAAGTCGCCCTTACGTGCAAAGTCTTCACCAAAAGCATGGCTAAGCTCGGGGTTTAACTTTTCAATTAGCGGTAGAACATGTTCCTTACACCACTTGTCAACTTCTCTGACTCGTTGATCTTCGGTCCAAGTTTCAAAGTCGTCAGGGGCTTTAAAGCGCACAACCTTAAAGTCTTTGGTGAGCGCACGTTCTCGCATTCGGCGGCTGAGGTACTGGCCTGCGCCTTGGCTAGGCACGCAATATAATTCTTCATTAGCTGCTTCTTTAGAGGTGTAGTAGTTAACTTGCTCAGCCAACCATTTATCTTCAGCCTCTTGGCTCCACTCTCTACCAGCCATTAGGCAAATGCGTTTGTACAATCCATCACGCAATGCTCGGTCAATAGGTATATGGTGGACTGAGTAACTTTTCTCGCCACGACGAGCCTGTGTGATCATGGTATTAAACAGATTGTCTACGCCGTTGTGCGTAGAGATGATCCTGATTTTTCCGCCCCACATTGTGAGCGAAACAGCAGCTTTCATTACCTCGTCAGCACTGTTGTGGAAAGCAAACTCATCGAGTACCACGTTACCCTGACGGCCACGCAATGCCCTAGGGTTAGAACTCAGCGCGATAATTTTTTTACCCGTGGTCGGAAATTTCACCTCAAACGTGTTAATACTTTTTTTAGTGCCGTCTTCGTCTTCATCCTCAAAAATGCTTTCTTCAATCTGGCCCATAACCATATTGAGCTTACGCGCCCAGAATGCGCATGCCTCGATAAATTCCTTAGCCATTTCTTTATCTGAGCCGAGATAGTAGGTGTTTTGTGGGCTTGTCTCACTCACTGCACTCATAACATCGTCTAGCGCTTCAGAAAATGTAAGGCCGGTACGTCGGCTCTTTTCTGCGATCTTGATAACCGACTCATCGTTCATCCAGTCGCGTTGATACTGAAATAAAATATCTGTGCTCAGCGCAATAGCCAATGAGCCTGTAATTTTATTGAGGGGCAGTTCGCCCGTATCTAGAACATCAGTCACGTTGCAAACCTAAGATGTCGCGTTTAAAGAATGCCAGCATTTCGGTGGGGGTTTGGGGTAGAGATTCGTTTTTGGCTTTCTGTTCCAGCTCTTTGGCAAGCTCCTCTGCGTATGCTTTCTTAATTTCCTGCTCTCGTTTGTGACTGCGAGATGCCGCTGCTTCCAGTCGTTGAACGGCTAGCATAGCCTCTTTAATCGTATCTAAGTCCACANGACGGGTTGAGCATCTGTTGCTGCATTGCTTTAAATAGCTGAGTGCGGGCCATCTCTAAAATCAATTTAGTCACCTCGCCAGTGGGTTTGTCTCCCAGTTCGGCGACCAGCGCAGTTGATGCGGCACGAGTTTCACGTAAGCTTTTTGCGATTGCTTCATGCTTCTGCGCATGGCGACTGAGGCCACTACGCGAAATAGTCGCCTCCTCATCCATGCCTGCATCGAGAATACGCCGATTAATCGCATCTAAAATATCGGCCTGCGAATTGCCGCTATCACGCAGCATTTCATCCAACATTTTTTTGATGTCTTCAGGCAGCATGTCTATTTTTGAGGGTTTGCCTCTGCGTACAGCATCACTCATAGCTATAAACTCCGAGGTGCAGGGCGTTTAATGCCTGGTACTGTGCTGGTGCCTTCAGCAACATCAATACCAGCGCTCGTAATGCGTGCAACCCATGTATTCTCGCTGAGCTTTTCGTTTTTAACGTAGCCGTTTTGCTCAAGCCAATTCAGCAGGGTTTTAAGCTGGTCGAGGCTACAGCCGAGGCCATAGCGCTTCAGCACATCTCGCAACATGCTAGTGTTTGCGCCATAGTCCGCAGACTCTTTAAGCGCAATCAAAATACTGATCCGTTGGTGTTCAGCTTGTACTTCATGCATCGCCATTGCGTTTCTCTCTTAGTTCGTTTTCCATCAGTAAATCTGTGAGCTTTTGCACATTACTCAGCCCCGGCTTTACCGATTCAATGTTGGTGTTTAGTCGCTCAATTTTTAGCTCAAGGTCGTGTAAGTCGTCGGTTGTAGGCATTTTTTCAATGCGTCGTTCAAGCTCACGTACATCGTCACTCACCGCACGTTTTACTTCCGCTAGCTGTTCTTGCAGTTCGCTTTTGTGCGCACCCAGTTGCTCGTGTAACTCGGTTTTATGTTTGCTGAGCTGGTTTTGCACGTTTGTTTGCGTGTCGCTCACCTGTTGCTGGGCGGCTGATTTATAGCTGTTAAATTCTTTGCGTGAGGGGAACCGTACATACAAAAATGCCATGATGAATACACCCATCACACCGAGCGCCCACACAATCACGGTTTGCCATTTTTGAAAAAACTCATACATGGTTAAACTCCATTTACTCGTTGTCTGCGCTCAATCAGCGATTGGCAATCAACACAGGTTGTACAGTTGTGAATGGCGGCCTTTCTGGCCTGTGGTATTTCAATGCCACACTCGATGCATTTATCTAGGTCTACGTCAGCGCCTGCAAATTGTTTACTGTGCTCCGCTAGTTTGCGGCTCATTGACTTATCAATGATTTGCTGCGCTTTGTCAGCTATGTCCATCTTTTGGGTTCCTTATGTTTTTAATTGCCGAAGCTGCTATGTTTTTTACACCAGGAGCGGCTTTCTCGACGCTACGCCCAATCACGTAGCCGCCAATGCCGAGCTGCAATAGCTCCCACGCTTGCTCGCTGAGCCTAAACGCCAGCACGCCGAACGAGTCCAGTACAATTAGCACTAGAAAGGTCAACATGGTGATAGGTCGCCAGCAGCGTTGCAGGCGGCTCTCACCCTTGGCTTCAGCAGTGATAATTTGAGATTGTGCAGCCAACACCTGGCCCTGTAGCTCAACAATTCGGCCCTCAAGAGCCAGCACCTGTGCGTGGCGTTGGTTGTCGATTTTTGCAAGTTCATTAGTAAGCTGCTGGCGTTCTTCATCGGATGTAAAAACATCATCCAATAGATTGCCAACCACGGTGCCTAGTCCTACCCAATCACTCATGGCGCGCTCCAAATTGCTTGGCGAGGCGTTGCCGCATTTGTTGATAGGTGTTGTGGCCGTTTAGTCGGCATTGAATGTCAGTTTCACAAACAGACTGCCAGCCACGCTTGAATTTGGATTGCATCGTACCGTCGTAGCTGTGCAGTGGAATTTGGTTGGCATCAAACGGTTCGCCATTTTGCCTCGCGGCAACCTCTTCTTTTATTCGCTTTATACGGCCTTGCGTGTAGCTCCATTGCCAATTTCTACCCATGATTGACTCCAACAGTGGCAAGCTCGGTGATGTGCTCTAAGCGGTTATACCAACCTTCAAGGTTAGGTTTTTGTGTGGGGTCATTGGCGCAAATCCTTGCGTATTTACGAGCGCGGCGCAGGCTCAAGCCAATAATGAGCTGGTTGGGTAGGTTGCTTTGGCAAGCTTGGAGAGTCTTAGAGCCAAAGCGGCAATCAGGCTTAGCGCCTACATAACGTTGTACGAGCTGAGTCATGCCAGGCACACCGTGTTGAACAGCGCCATCTAAAAGCATAAGCGCAGAGCCTGTATTCATGTGCTCGCAATACATTGGCCGCCAATAATCACGGTGATACAAGCGAACAGCTTGAGCTAATGTGAGTTCAGCAATATTGAGATTTGGATAAGCGCGTTGACTGATCCCAAACTTAGTTAGTCCGCCTCGGTCTGACGCGACATTGTTGATACCGCCATCTGCACGTAAGCCGCCCTCAAGGTATAGAATGGGAATAATTGAGTCGGCAAACTTTAAAGAGAACGGTGCTAAAGCATCGCGGATCTCTGGCTGTTGCTTAAAGTAGTTAAGATTGGGTAAGGTCATTTGGCATCTCCATCAGGCTGTGCTGATAGAGTGCCAATAGCGTTGGTGAGTGTATTTTAAACTGGATTAAAAAATTACAGCAGCTCTTGCACGCTACTTAAGCCAGTGCCACTGTGATTTAAGAAACAAGAGGAATGCGTTGTGCCGTCATAGGCTCCATAACTGTTTTTTGCCTTGACCTCTAACCTAAGCACTTGTCTTGCTCCACTGCTGTCATGTGTCCATATTTTTCTATAACTAACAAGTTGCACCGAGTCAGGTCTTTCCAAGCACGATTTTCTTTGACGTAGGCGAGGCATTCTTCAACCAATTTGTCAGGCGATGGCCTAGTGCTTGGTGCGTTACTTCTTACTTTTACTTTTTCAGCATCTTTAGCACATGGCCTATCACTATATGTTATTACACCATCTACGTCGCATTTGTAGACTTCAAACGCAAAGGTAGAACTACTGACGCAAAGAATAAGTGGGATCATCATTAATTTCATAAAACTATCCTTAGTTAGGTTGGCTTTTTAATATAAGCGAAAAACCCGATAAGTAAAAAGGCTTTTAAGTAAATTTGTTAACATAAGGTATCAATAAATCACCAGATAACTGGTGTTTTTTTGCAACGAATCCTAGTCCACCTTCAAAGAGCTACGCTAAATTCGGGCACTCTGTCGCAAATAAGTAAAATTATTCCGAAAATAAACACAAAACTGTTTGCCTAACATTTGGCAAATGTTATAGTTGGGTTAATGGATTGAGTAACCAGTAGTAACGTAGCACGGACAGCCACGGCATCCGTTCCCATTTTTAATCTAAGTTAAAGATTATTTCTCAATTTTGCTGCTATGCTGTGTGCTCCATTTACATAAGGAGTAAAAACATGAAAACAAAAAAACAGATCCCAAGTCAGCTACTGAAAACTATTTTTGGCGGGAGTGCTGGTGGTGGTGATGGTATAGAACCACCGAAAGCATCCGTGAATAAATCTTCGGGCTACGGCGCTGAACAGGATCAAAGTTATAAAGGGTAAAGGACTTTGAACGAATTTTTCGTTGCAATAGGCTGGGCGATCATTGTGAGCAAATTTGTTGCTCTGATTGCTCTCCTATTTTTTTCAAAACAAGGAGTTAAAGAAATGCTTACGGGCTTCCCATCTAAGGATTGGAGAGAGCAAGTTGAGCATTCTTTGTTGATAGTAACTGCGGTTAGCTTTGGTTTTCACTTTCTCGGGCGATTCATATCAGATGCCATATTGTCAGCAAATATAGATCCTGCCGCCAAAAGGCAGCTTTATTATCTATTTTTTGCACTGTATGAAGTGGTTTATGTAGCACTTATAGTAAAGCTCCATATGATGCGTGATTGTGTTTTTGCTCGTTACTCACGATTTGTCTGCTTTCTATCTGCTGCCATGGCCACATTGTTGATGGCAAGATATGTTGATCGTGTAATACTAGAGGCCGACCTGTTACGTAACGTATTTAAATACTGTGTTGCAGGAATCAACGTCGCAACGTTATTAGTAATAGGCGCATACCCTGCATTTAGAATATTCAATTTAGTTCCGAGTAAACGTTGGGTTTAGAGATGAAATTTGAAGTATTACTCTTAGCTATGATTTTTGGATGTTGTGTTTACTTGTATTACATGGCGTTTAGGCTAAAAAACCTAATTAAGGTGATTGAAGTATCGAGCAAACCAAGGCTAGCTAGTCATTCAGTAAATAATGTCACTTCTCTGTCAAGCCACAAGAAAGAAGTGCTTTTAGACCAGTCAATCCAGCTGTTGGCAAAAACTGAAAGTTACGAGAAACACTTTGAACACGCCTCAAAGGAAGAAATAATTCATTTTGATATGGAGTTTCGCTTTGAGCGTAGGCGGCTGCTCAAAGCTCTTAAAAGCATTGGATATTTTGATCGAGTAAAACAAAGTAAGTAATTTTTTAATCATTACTTATTACACTCAAGACATCTCTTATTGAATCATTGCTCATATTACCAGTCAATTCAGCTTTCGCTAAAATTCTAGTCGCCTTCTCAATTAATGAAAGGCTTTTAATTGCATCAAACTCTCCATTTTCGCCAAGCTCATTCTTTAACCTTTTAGCTTGATAGACTGTAAGCAGTGCCTCTCTCGCTGCATAGCAGGCTGCATCTACAGCACTTTCCACATCAATAGATTCCTTGTTAACAAGAGAAACTCCATCCCTGTTTCCAGTTACTACAAACGCAGCATCAAAACCCATTGATGCGAGTTGAACGAGCTTATCAGAAGGGATAGCAATAGATGATTCCCATCGACTAACTTGCTTACTCGACATTCCTAAAAAATTTGCGACATCTTTTTGGCTTAAATTCAAACGCTTACGCTCAGCCTGAAATAATGAGCAGACATTTAAGTCTGAAACTATTGATTTTGAGGACATATGTGTACTATCCTGAGCCTGACAATTAACCAAACCCTTTGCTAACCGTTCGCCAAAACATTTTAGAAAGGGTTTTATTCAAAAAGGTAGAGTACTATGAAATCAACGGAAATTAAAGAAGCCATCGCACACGAAGGCTATACACTATCAATGGTTGCAGATGCGTTAGGCGTGAACCTAGCAACTGTTTCTGGTGTGGTTTGTGGTCATACTCAATCCCGCCGTATTGCCGCTGCAATTTGTAAAATCATCAAAAAGCCCCTCAATGTTGTATTTCCTAAAACAGATTTTTACGAGACCCCTCCCGTATTAAAGGGAGAAGACCGCAAACAAACTGTAGAGCAGCTTAAGCAGCTCTTGGCCTCGTAAGGACTAAGTAACCACTTTATTAATAACTGAGTTACCGAACTTACAGGAGCCACACAATGCACATAATTAGCCCGTACATAGCACAATGCTATCAGCGCCAACAAAGCCGTGTTTTGTTGTTGGTACAAGCGATTAACCACCACTCTGCGCTCAATATGCGTATAGCTGCCAAGTTCAACAATAAGTTGGCGCAGTTCTTTAGCGCTCGCGCAGTACACAGCGGCACAAGGTTTATCGTCAATACACAGCCATTCAAGCAAGTTATTAAATTGGTAAGTAGCAAATTCGGTTTGCATGGTTTGATCTCCCGTTTTCGTGATGATCAAATTCTAGCCAGCAAGATCACTCCTTGGGAAGTTCCAAAAATTCTTTCTTTTTGGAATACCCGTAAGCTGACTTTAGCATTGCAAGTTGGGGGGACTTATGACCAAGCCTAAACGCCGCCAGTGGAGCCGTGTAGTCGCTCGCAGCCTGCCTGAGTCCTTACAACTTTGTAAGGAGCATGGAATGGCGACACGCAATATGAGCGTGCCACGCATCGCCGATAGAACGGGCGTAAGCACCGATATGCTTTATAAATACCTTGGTAATGGCGATATGCCTGCTAGCTTATTAATCCCATATATGGCTGCTACAGGTAGAGAGTACCCACTCCAATATATGGCACACAGCCTTGATAAGCTGGTTGTCGATATGCCTAAAAGCAAAAAGCCTTCAATGCCAACATTGAATCATCTAAACCAATTTGCAAATCAGGTAATTGGAATGGCCATGCAATTGGAAGAAGGTGGTGGTAACCATCAACACGTTGCAGAGCAAATAGTTGTTCTGATGCAAGAATTGGCTTACCAAAAACTCGAAGTCGAACGTCTCGACGATCCCCAGCAGCAGCTTATTTAGGAGCAAATAGTATGACTATCAAAGACCAAGTTGCGCCTAAAAAACGCCAACCAGAGCAAAATACAAGCATTTGTATTGGTAAGCATGCAGGTAAAACTGTGCTGCTAATGAGTATGGAGCAGCTAAAAGCACTGGCACACGGAAAACCACAAGGAGAGAACGCATGAGCTTATTAACCAAACCCGTTAGCGCTGAGCATATAAGCGTACACAACAACCGTCCTCTAATTCAGTGCAATTGTTGTAAACGAATTGAGCAAGCAAAGCAGGCAATAACTAAAAGCGCATGGCTGCAAGCTGCAAACCATATTGGATGGCGTCATGTTCAAAGTGAAGCGTTTGATATCGACGTTGTGTGCCCAAGTTGCGTGAGTGATTTTAACAACCCAGTTAAAAAACCGATGAAGCCCATTAAGAGAGTGTCAGCATGAGCCAATACATATCAGCACAAATACAGCGCGTGTTGGCCACGATTGAATTGATGGCCGGACGCGAAATCGAAGGAGCTGAACCAGGGAAACTAGCGGCTGAATTAGGCTGTAGCCCAGCGGATATGACTCGTGTGTTAGCAAACTTAGAACATGCGGACTGGGCAGAGCGGCTAACCACTAATCAAAACCGCTGGCGATTGCATAAAAAACCTGTGCAGATCAGCAACACCGTTGCCCATTCATTCACTATGGCAATTAATGGTTTGCAGATTGAACGCAATAACTACGGTTTATTGAGGTGAGATTATGAGTGACTTAAGTGTAACAGACTTAATTGATTTAAAAGTTCATCAGCAGAATCAATTGGCAGAGCAGCAAAGTGTTCTTGTCCAGTTGGGTCAAATCCAAGCATTTAACTTTATAGGAAAAATGGTAACGGTTTCCGAATTAAAGTTAGTACAGCAGATTAAAGATTCTAAAGAATACAAAGGGTTATCATTTTCTAAAGATGGAAAAACGGAAACGGTTTCCACTTGGGAGCAGTTTTGTGACGCATACCTTGACTGTAGTGCCAAGATCACAAATGAAAGACTAACAAACCTTAGTACTTTTGGTGAGCAGTTTTTTGAACAGGCTCAAAAAATGAAGCTTGGTTATAGACATTTGCAATCATTAAGACAGCTTCCAGACGATCAGCAAACACTCGTTATCGAATCTGAAGCTGTGGAAGTCGGTAACAAAGAAGCAGTTCAAGAGCTAATCGACGAATTAAAGGCTAAGCATTCAAAGGAGAAAGACAAGTTAGCACAGGAGCTGGATGCAACCGAGCGCATGCTCAAAGTGTCTCGTGATTCTTCTTCTAAAAAAGAAGAGGAAATCATCAAGCTTAAAACCGACTTAGAAAGCAAAAAGTTTAGTGCCGAACGCTGGAAAGGCGAAGCCAAGTCATTTTTTGAGGCATTGGCTAAAACCCAAAACCAAGTGCGTGAAGGGTTTAACCAGATGCTGGTGCTCAGTGAGCAGCTTGAGACGGTAAAGATTGATGATAAAACCTATGATGCCGCTAAATCCGCGTTTTACGCCGACAGCAAAATTTTACTAACTCAACTCGCGCATGTGTGGAACGAAATACACCGCACCTATGGCGACTTAGACGATGCGCGCCCCAGTGGTGAGTGGCTGGCCGAAATGGGCTTTGAAGGTACAGAGGTGATGAAATGAATGCACTCACCCTAGAATACTGGGCCGAACAGCTAGACAACGCCGGGCATGGTGAAAAGGGCACAATCCGCGAGCAAGCGTGCAAAACGCTAGGACTGAGTAAAGACGCGTTGTATCGCCGATTAAAAAGCCTTGGCTGGCAAAGTGGCAAAGCCAAACGCAGTGATGCAGGCACAACCAGCATGAGCGATGAGGCTATCGAGGTGATGGTGTCGCTGCTTAACCAGTCAGTTAGGGCTAACGGTAAACGCACCATGCATGTGCCAGTGGCGAAGTCGATTTTGGCAGCCAATGGCTATGAAAGCGTAAGTACAAGCCAGATCAGCCGTGTACTAGCTCGCTACCATGCCAGTATTCAGATGTTAGACAAGGCAACTCCACATAAGCAGTTAAGGAGCTTAGGGCCAAACCATGTACACCAAGTAGACCCTAGTTATTGTTTGTTGTACTACCCACCTGAGCGCAAGAACCGACAAGTTAAAGGGGTGTGCCAGTCCTACATCGATGAAAGCCATTTTTATGCTAACAAACCAGACAATTTAGACAGCATAAAAAACCTACGGGTATGGCGTTACGTGTTAACAGACCATTTTAGTGGTGCTGTGCGTGTTAAGTATTACCAAGCGGCTGGCGAGACGACGGCAAACCTGTTTGATTTTTTAATGTGGTGTTGGTCACAGCATGACGGCTCACCATTGATGGGTGTGCCTGAAATGTTGGTATGGGATAAAGGCTCAGCCAACAGCTCAAAAGCCATTAAAAATGTGCTGAAGAGTTTGCAGGTGAAATGTGAAGAACACAAAGCGGGTAGCCCTCGCGCCAAAGGCAGTGTTGAAAACGGCAATGATTTAGTTGAAACCCAGTTTGAAAGCCGCTTGTTGATGGAGCCAGTTAACAGTGTTGACGAGCTAAATGCGGCTGCATGGGCATGGCAGGAGGCTTACAACGCCAACAAAATCAAAGACCAAAACTGTAAACATACCCGTCATAAAATGCCGCGCTTAGATGTTTGGTTAATGATTTATCAGCCTGAGTTTAGACACCGGTTGCGCCAGCTGCCTGACGAGCAAATTTGCCGCTTGCTGCTTACCAAGGAGGGCGAAACCCGCAAGGTAAAAGGTGACTTAACGGTGACCTATCGCCACCCAGTTACCCACTCTCAATTGGTGTATGACGTTTCGGAGCTTGAGCACATTCTCAATGGGATGACCGTAGAGGTTAGCCCTGTGATTGTGGGTGAGTCGCCTGATCTAATGGTGGGTGTAAAAACCCCTTTGGGCGATGTGGTATATCACCAAGTTAAACCGCTTGAGTTTGATGTTGCCGGATTCCGCATTGATGCACCAGTGATTGGTGAACGCTATGCAAACCACGCAGACAACGCAACACAGTTGGCAATAAAAGCGGCTGACAGGCTGGCATACCCCAACATGAGCGATGAAGAGATAGAGAAAGCCAAAAAAGCCAAAGCTGCGCCATTTGGCGGCAAGCTTGTTACGCACTCATATCTTAAAGACGTTGAGCACGAAACGCGAATAGCGCCAAAAGGCGAAACCATTCAACCAGATAATGCCATTGCGAAACAAATCAGCGAAGCGCCCAAGCGCAAAGGCAAGGTGTTGGATGATATAGATCTGAGGATCATTATTGCTGAACGGTTAGGTAGAAACCTGCGCCCAAATGAAGTTGATTGGTTAAAGCAGCAAGAAGTTGTTGAAACGGAAGTTGATGTAGTCGTTGAACAATTGCACAACGGGATAGCGGAGACCCCAGTGTTAAAAATGGCGAGATAAGCCTTGGAAAAACAAACAAAACTCAGCGTTGTATTTGATGTGCTGAGTATAAAGCAAGCGCAAGTAGTTCGCGCATTGGCGGCCAAAGGTATCAAATTTAGTACAACCAGCCTGAGCCGCTTAAAAACACAAAATGAATGGCCAAAACACTGTAAACGGCCTGAGATTGAACAACATATAACAGAGTATTTACGGGCGTATGGCGCAACTGACGAGCAATTATCTGATTTGTTTGGATGGGATGAGCCAGAGCAACTAGAAGACGATGAGGAAGATGAGATGTCCAAGAAAAAGTCCCCCCAGTTAACACCTTCGGCAATGAGTCACTTTAAGGTTAGGCGAAACCCATTTGACGACCCGAGATCATGGGATGAACTGTTTTTGTTGGATTCGCATATTCAGCAGTTGGAAGAATTACTCGCTGTAGCTGAAGCTAGTTCGATGGTTGCGGTCACTGGAGAATGTGGCAGCGGTAAGTCAACACTACGCCGAGCATTTGTTACCAAAATCAAAGAAAATCACGAAAATATCATGGTAATAGAACCATCACGTTTTGACCGTAAGAAACTCACGGCAGATGGGATCTCTATGGCAATCGGCCGTGAACTGGGTATCCAGTGCTCAGCCCGTGGGGAAAAGCTAGATAATGAGGTAAAGAGAGGGCTGATTGAAAGCTGCAATAGTGGCAACAAACACATTTTGATTATTGACCAAGCTCAGGATCTCACAGACGACATGATCCGGCACTTGAAATGTATCTGGGAAGTTGAGTCGGGGTTTCAGCGAGTCATTGGGATCGCTCTATTTGGACAACCAGAACTGGATGCACAGTTAGACCAACCGAAGCTACGAGAGTTTACATGGCGATGCCATAGAATCTATATGCAACCGTTAGGAACAAGTGCGATCGATTACATTCGGCATAAGTTTAAGTGTGTTGGGCTAGATGTATCAAAGTACTTTTCTGATGATGCTTTGTCAGCGGTTAAAGGTAAGTGTATCGGCAAAATTGAGAAAGGCTTGTCATACGACCCTGAGCAATTAGACAAATCCTACCCTATGGAAATGCAGGTATGGATGGCAAAAGCGATGAACTTGGCAGCCACGATCAAAGTGGATTTCATCGACGAAAAATTTATTCATAGGATTTAACCATGAGTCAACACGTAGAAATCACACTCACTGGCGTTGCGAACGTCAAGATCACAAAGCAAGTCACGCTACCCAAAGCGGAAGCTGACAAACTTCTGGCTGACGACAGCAAAATGCAAGAAATGCTGACGCGCCACAATTCGGTTGAGGTTAAAGATTGGGGCCACGTATTCGGACAAAAGCTACGTGAATTTGCTATTACCACGCCCGAGCCTGGCTACACATGCGCAAACAATCATTGTGGTTGGGTAGGCAATGAAAGTGACAAAGCCGCTGTGTATGTAGGCGACCAGCTATCGAGCGCATGCCCTAAATGCCATTCGGTAAAGTTTTATAAAGTTCAGCAGGTGGTGCCTCGTGGATAAGCGCATTTTAGACAAGATCAAAAAGTGTTTAGCGTTGGCTAAGTCTGCAACGAATGAGAACGAGGCCGCAGCAGCTATGCGCTCAGCGCAAGCGCTAATGGAGAAACACCGCATTAGTGCTGAAGATGTGGGCTTTTCTGATATAGACGAGCGCCGAACAACGTGTGGCGCTAATCGGTTAGTTAAGTATCAAGCCATGTTTATTAACCTGATTGAACGCGCATTTGGTGTGGATGCATTTGTAAACCAAAACTTTTGCGCAAGTAGTGATATTCACTTTATTGGTATCGCCCCGCAGCCTGAGCTGGCTAGCTATTGCTGGGATGTTATGTGGGCAAAGCTAAAAGCGGATCGGACAGCTTATGTTAAGCAGCAATCAAACCGCTGCAAACGCAGTACCAAAATAGCCAGAGGTGATCGATTTGCTGAAGGTTGGGTAATCGCTGTTCACCAACAAATTACCCAGTTTTCCCGTACAGACAATGAGAACCAACTCATTGAAGCATATAAGGTACGTCATTACCCAGACCTAGCACGGAGCAACTGCGCAGCGCGTGGCAAAAAAGCTAACGTCGGCAATGCGATAAGCGACGGGTTTAGGGCAGGAAAAGAGCACTCTATACACTGCCCAGTAAGTGGTGAATCTCAACGTAAACTAACGCAGTAAGGTGAAGATGTGATGGAACAAGAATTTTATATAAATAGAAGCGGTTACAAGGTCCCAGCAGATAAAGTGAGCGACAACGATAAGGCGCAAAATACGTTGGTGTTAGAACTGGTGCAGCGCGCAAAGCAACTGAACGCAGAACATGAACACTTTAAACGTGGTGTGTATTCGCAAGTAAACGACTTTATTGCGGAGATGGCCCATAACTACAACGTTGAGATTGGCGGAGCCAAAGGCAATATCACGCTAACCTCATATGATGGCAAAAGTCGTGTAAAGGTTGGTGTTGCTGACGACATTAGCTTTGGCCCTGAAATCCTGATAGCAAAAGAGCTGTTTTTAGGTGTGGTAAATGGGTTACTGGAAAAGCTAGACGATGAAGCACAGCTAATTAAAGACATCGTAATGAACGCGTTTGAAACCGACAAAGAGGGCCAATACAGTAAAGCTAAGATCATGGAGCTGCGCAGTAAATACCGTTACAGCCACAAGTCGGACGATTGGGCGGCTGGTATGGAGGCAATAGATGATGCGTTTATTTTTGGCTCAACAAAAACCTACGTGCGGTTTTACGAGCGTAACGAACTAGGCGCATGGATCCAAATCCCATTGGTTAGTAAATCTCTATAAAGGTGGCACTTATGAAAATGAGTAAATCACGTTATATACAGCTGATCCATATTGGTAAAAGCAAGTTGGGTTGGGACGATGACCTATACCGTACTGTGTTGCTTGATCTCACTAATAAAGACAGTTGCAAAGATATGGGAGTCAGTGAACTAGATAGAGTGCTCAAGTATATGCAACGCAATGGCTTTGAGATCATCACTAAAAAGCGCGGTGGTAAAAACTCACCAATGACTCGTGATATAGCACCCGAAGACAAAACGCCACTGGATAAACTGCGCCAGGTGTGGATTGCCATGAGTCATCGCGGCTATTTACGCGACGGTTCGGAAACAGCGCTACTCAATTGGAGTAAATCACAAGCTAAGCGTATGAACAGTAACATAGCTATTGAGCGTTTGGAGTGGCTACGCGCACCTATGGTTCATGCACTGATTGAGCAGTTAAAAAGCTGGTATGCGCGTCTGATGGCAAAAGACATGAAAGAGCTAGCCCCTGATTTAAAAAAGCTGCCACTGAACGATGAGGAAAAGTTCGAGGCGGCGCGCATTGTGTATAAATATAGCAACTTTTCAAATTGTAATGTTGAGCAGCTTGAGAGTGCTCTTAACTTCACAGGCTTAATGCTTGGCCGATATGAGGAGTCTAGTAATGGCTGAACAATTTGGTAAAGGCTCAGAACGTGGTATTGGTATGTTGCTGGCTATCTTTGAGGTTGTTACTCGTGGTGTTGCCGACGTAGTTGGTGCTGAACAAGCAGGCCAGATAGGCCGTGAAGCTGTAGACCGGGTTCGTCATACATTTGGGGGCGAGAACGTTTATGTTTGCAAGGGCGTATCACTGGATACAATTCTGAAGCACAACAAAATCTGGAGCGAGTTTACTGGAGATAACCACGTCGAACTAGCTAAGAAGCATGGCTATTCTGTGCAGTGGATATATGAAGTTGTTCGTACCATGAACCAACTGAAAACGGATGAAGTACAAGGAGACCTATTCGATAGTTGCAAAGGTAAAGGGACTAAAGATGGTGGAGGGCATTCACTATGCTGAAACGTGACGACGAGATCGCAGTAAACACATGGCTGTTGCTGCTCCTTCTATTTACCACGCTACTGCTCGGATTCGAGTTTGGAAAAAGGGTATATATAGAAGAGCAATTAAACGAGCCAGAGCAAAAAGTCAGATTCGGTCGCAACGGCGGCCCACCAATTCCACCNGAAGCCCCACCTTTATATAAGGTAATTTGGGAGCTAATGAGAGAGGAAGAAAATGAAAAGTAATATAGCAGAGCAATTAGCCCCACATTATATAGCAGCGTTTTTATCAAAGTGTGGTTGTGAGACATTTGCAGAGGTTGCGGAGGCAATGCAAGTGATGATCGATACAAGTAAAGAAACGCAAACTGCGTATGCACAGAATGGTGAGGCTCAAAAAGCGGTAACTGTTCCGTCTATTAATTAGCAAAACAAAAAAGCGGCGCAAATTTTTGAGCGCCGCTGATTTTCACAATATCAAACTCATTTTAAAATAGGCTCTCACTCAATCCCGAACTCTCCCACATATTCCCGTAGTTTTCGCACAATTAGCTATAGAGTTTTTGTACATTGGATCATTTACTGGTGATGATCTGGCTCAGCAAACTGGCCGTGGCAATACCTTTCGGGACCGGGCTCGGTGGGACA